TTCAGTCTTGTAATTTTCTTCAAGACGTTCTACTTCTTCAGCAATTTTTGATTTGACTGCTGCTTCAAAAATGATTCCAGCTTTACCCTTGAACTCATCAGAGAGAGTTGCTTCGGATTCTACTAGAGCGTTTAGATCAGCGTCGAAGTCATAAGAAGCTTCTTGTTCAGCAACTGTTTCCAGTTCCTGATCATCTTCAAATGCTTCACCGTACAAAGCCATCAGAGCTTGTTTATTCATGCCCTGCATTTTAGACACCATGCCTGCCATTAGAGCTGCTTTAGTCTTTGGCATTGGTTCGCTGTTCTTTTTATCGCCCTTACGAGCTGGAGCCGTACCAGTTGCTTCACCTGCTTTATCAACAGATGCAATAGACTGGGCTTCTGCGTTTTTCGGATCGTGACCTTGAGCTTCCACCATATTATCCTCTTCGTCGTAGTTTAATGATTCTTTCTTTGCACCAAAAATGTGAGGATGATTGGATTTAGCTTCATCATGATCACCGCCATAGTGAGTAGCAAGAGCTGCTTTCACTTTTTTAGCAGGACCATGATAACTTAGCTCATCACCACTTACTCCGCCGTGAAACTTTGTTTCAACACCATGCTTCTTTTTCATTAAGTCAGCATGTGCTTGTCTCTTGTATGGCATACCGCCGAGATTATGCTGTGCTGGACCGGAAGATACTTTTTTTAATCCGAAAATTTCATCAATTGTTTCAGTTTCCTCCAGGTCACTAGTTTGATATTCAGCCATAATTGACTCCTTATTTTATCTAGTTTCGAGTAACGAGAGGAAATTCTTAAACTCACGAACTTGTACTTCGTACAGATCTGCTCTTGAAGCTTTTTTAATTTCAGTCTCAATCTTTTCAATTTCTTGAGCTTCGATAATACCATTATTCCATACCCATTCTACGCCTTCCATAACCCCATTAACAAATGCGTTAGGTGCAGATGGATCTTGGACGATGTCAACGGTATTCAACATAAAGTCTTCCTTGACATACATAACACCATTTCTATTCTCAAGACTTCCCATACCACGAGTTGATACGCCTAGTGAAACCTCGCCATCAAGTAGACCTCTAACGATCTGACCCATAGGAGTTTCCAGTATGCGTGCTTTCCCAATTACATTAGAACCATCCATTTTGAGTTCAGTAATTTTGTGGGAAACTTTATCTAAGTTAACAGTAGGACCAGATGGATGATTTAATTCCCCAACTGCTCTACCCTTAGAAACCTGTTCATCGACGTATTTTTTAATCGCACCTTCCATAATAGGTTTTGGATAAACACGTCCATTTCTATTCTTTTGATCGGCCTGTGCAAAGATGCCTTCAATCATATAGTTTTTTGTACCGTCTTCTTTCTTTTCAACGATACATTGAACATCTGATTCTTTATATTCTGTAATAAGCTTCATATCTTTGCGCCTCGAAATAATTTTACATTGTAAAGTATTTACCCTTTACATGCAATTATTTATATAAATTAAATTTTCTAAAAAGAATTATTTTTCTTCTTCATCATCAAATTCATCATCTAAATCTTCAGCATCAGCAACTTCATCTGCTGCAGCCTCAAGTTCTTCATCTGAATATTCTTCATCATCTTCTAATGGAAGTTCCATTTGATCTTCATCACCACCATTATAGACTTGATTAGCTAATGCTACTTTTTCTTGATCTAGCGCTGACTGGATTCTACCAGACATAATATCATTGAAGATATTATTTGCTTTATTGAAATCGCCGTTCGTGGAGAAATCAATCATATCACCAATTGTTGCTGTCATTTCATCATCTGCCATTTTATTGCTCCTGTTGTGGCTCTTGTTGCTGATCCTGTTCAGGTTCAGGCTCTTGGTCCTTCTGTTTATCGATATTCTTTATATCATCATCACTAAACATAAGAACATTTTTCATTACCCATTCTTTAGAGAAGTAACCATCTTCACCAGTATAATTTGAAATCTGGTCAAGGGTTTGTAGTCTTTCTCTTAGGATCTCTGCATCTTTTAATTCTGTAAAGTGGTTATCCCTTGCAAAGTCAAAAGATAACTGATATGACCATTCTTCCCAATCTTCCTCTGTAATAATACTTTTAAGGATAAGTTGTTTTTTGAGAATCTCTCTGAACAATGTAGAGAATCTCTGACGAAGACGGTCAATAAACTTTTGGAACTTCAGTTCGTCACGTGAGATTTCTGTAGATCTACCAAGACTAAACTGTGCTTCTTGTTCTAATCTATTAATAGGAACGTTAAGTGAACGATATAATCTCTTTTGAAAATAGATAATATCATCGATCTGACCTAAGTTTTCACCACCTGGTAGTGTACTAATCTCTGTACCTCTACCACCTTCACGTCTTGGTAACCAGAAATCTTCAAGCATTGACATATGCTTACGATCATCTCTAATATCACCTGTACGTGCATCATATACTAACTTATTACGGTATTTTGTCATAATACCTTTCATATATTCTTCAGCTTTACCTTTAGGTAAGTTACCTACATCAATATAAAAAATACGACGTTCTGGAGCACGTGCAAGTCTATAAATGACTAACGAGTCTTCCATCATGCGAAGTTGGTTAATAGGTTTTAAAGCTTTATGAAGGTATGAAACTACGTGTTTCTTTGTAGCATCCAAAAGACCAGATGTACAATATACAACAGAATCTTTTGTTAGCTTTACACCTGAATTCATTTGTCCAGGCTTTTCTTGATAGATGTAATATTCGTTTTGTTTTTCAATTACCTTAGCACCAGTAACAGGATCTTTCTTTGTCTTGATCTCTTTTACTTTACGAATCTTTGCAGAATCAATAGGACGAATATCCTGAATACCTAATTTAGGATTATCTTCATTCACTACCAAGTGATAATTTAATCTTCCATCAACATACCATGATCTAGCGATATCATGTCCTAAGTCTCTAAACTTAAGCATATAGAGGATATCATTAAATTCTTCTGAAATTTTCTTTTTAATACTTTCTGATATCTTAACATTATCCATATTGACTGTAATTGGACTATCATCCTGTGCAACAATCATCTCGTTAACAATATCTTCAATAGCAGCATCTACTTCTGGATGCATAGCAACACCACGATATTTTTGAATAAGCGTAGCATTGTCTTTTGATTTGTCACCATCAATATCGAGGTACTGACCATAATGTGAACCCGACGCCGTCACATAACCGGCACCTTCTTCATCGACTGATGGTACAATAGATTTTAATTTTTTATCTTCATCTTCTTGCTTTTTGGCTCTTTTAATTTCAAAGCCAAATAGCTTAATACCTGTTGGGTCAGCCATTAGCAATCTCTCCTCATTTATAATATACTATATCGTGTTGAACTATTTCAGTTCTTTCTTGACCGTGAATATCTTTAATAATTTTATATTTTTTAAAGCCTGCCATTTCAAAAAAATTCATATATTCCTCATGACTTGGTGCACCTTCGTTATAAATTGCACCTATAGCAGGTACTTCACATAATATTAATTTACAGTTTTCAAGCGCATCACCTGATGCTGATAAAATATCAAGTTCAGATCCTTGGGTATCAATTTTGATAAAATCAGGTAATGGTATATTATTTTCCTTTATCATTGTATCAAGGGTCTTAGTACTTATCTTTGTTGGATTTACGTTTTCATAAGCCCATGTCTGTTTATAATAAGAATCTCCAGTATTATATCCAATCTTTTTTTCATAAAAATTAACTATCTTATTATCCTTATCAGAAAGTACAGTTCGAAACCATTTAGTATCACCGATAGTACTCGGTTTATCTTTATTAGACTCAAAACAAAAAAACTTAGCACGGGCAAATTTTACATTATATCTTTTTGTAAACCTACCATTATGTGCTCCAATATCATAAACAGTCCTAAACTCTCTAAAACCGTTGAATCTTTGAATCATTTCATCTACTGTAATAGTCATTATCATATTTTTTAGTAAGTATAGGATGGGCGAAAAATCCCGCCCATCCTTTTATATATTATACCAATTAAGACGTGGTTCCAGACTCCCAGTATTGAACTTGGAATTCAACCTGGAATCTTTCAATATTATCGTTATCACCGTAGTTCAGATCGATAGGTGAAACGTTCGTTGGGAAACAACCACGGAAGTTGTATGTCTTCAGAACTGATTCATCTTTATCGAGCTGTTCTACGACAAGATCAGCTTGGTAATCAACTGGTGCAGTCAAACCTGAGTTGGCTTGGTGCGAGTTAATACCATTCATCCAACGTTCCATAGCATTACGGACGTTGAAGTCTGTGTCGTTGATAATGGTCGGTGTCCACGTATCAAAGGTTCTATCACCAGCAATCTTGAGCTGTCTACCACGGAATGGGATAATGATTGTACCCATAATCGAACCAGGAAGCTGAGCAGCTTCACAAAGGAACGATGTAAGTTCAACATCACCAGCCGCATATCCAGGGAAGTTGATAGTCGCCTTGAATAGATTGGGGCGAGCACCACCACCTCTTAATTTGGATTTGAAATCATCTACGCCTAAAATAGCCATTTCTTATTCTCCTCCAAATTAAACTGTGCCAACGACTTCTTCGAAGTCAACACCTGTTCTAACTGCTACGAAATTCAATGTTACGTAGTTAATAGAACGTGCTGGCTTGATGAAGACGTTTGCGATAAATTCATTACGGTCAATTACCTCTGCAGTGTTATTTGTTTCGTCACAAACGACACGGAAGTCGGTAATACCACGTCTACCTTGAATCTCTCTTAAGAAAGGTTCAATGATATTCTTAAACTCGGCACGTGTGAATTCATCGTTGAATTCAAACATCACGTTACGAGCTGCAATTGCGATTGCTCGTTCAATACCAAGGAACAGACGACGAACGTTAATTCTGTCGAATGCACTTGGACGTGCGAGCTTTGTCTTATCACCAAAGAGAAGTACACCCTGACCAGGAATGTTAGCAATTGGGTTAACACCTGCTCTATAGAGTTGATCTCTTTCTGATTTGTTTGGTGAATAAGCTAATGCTGTGATACCAAGATATTGACCACGTCTTGGACCTGCTGGTGAGAACCAAGGGGCTGCGACGAAATCTGTATTCGCCATCAGTCCTGCAGTTGAAGAAGCGGCTGGGATCCTGATATATTGATCGTTGTACTTATCATATACTTTTAGATAGTTATTATCAACAATCAAATATGAAGAAGCAGTGAACGTATTAGCTGTTGTGATAGTATCAGTAACTGGTGTTGCATTATTGATAATATCTGAACGTGCTGGTGATGTAACTGCTACACAATCTTTTCTTGTTGTGCCTGCAATTGATACCAGATCGTTAACAACAGTTGTTTGATCCGATCTATTACTCATACCAGGAGCGATAAGCATATCGACCGTGATATTTTCTGTA